CCGTGTACAACAGTATCATAACTTTGTAATGCACTTGTGGTGTAACCGAATGGGTTGTTCCTATTAGGTTTAGTGTCACCGGCCACAGTTATTGCAAATGCATTATTACTATTATCAATCATTGTAGTTGATTGACAGGTTAGTAAACTTGTGTTTGCAATTGCTGTTAGTGGTGTTGTGCTTGGTGTGAATGTAGAAGTATATAATGCAGTACCTTTGTTTACATGAAGGTTAGAAATATAACCAAAATGATACCAACTGGCGCCTGCATCTCCACCTATATGTGATATTCCTGCAACATAATCTGTAGTGTTTCCTGCTGCGGTACTGACAAGCGCACCGTTCACAAACAATCTTAAATTTGTTCCTGATCTAGAAACAGCAATATGATACCAGGTTCCTACTACTGGCACAAAACTATATACAATTTGATTTGCTGATCGATTTGAAACTACTATAGAATTTGCGTTAAATGCACCACTATCCCAATATAAATTAAAAGATCCGGTTGTTTGCATATCAATTATAGGCCTTGGTGCAGCAATCGATGACCAATTTACCCAGGCTTCTACTGTAAAATCGCCAGTGCCAAAAGCAAGATTGGCATTAGATGGCACAGACAAATAATCTGTTGTACCATCAAAGAAATTACTATAACTTGTTGGTGTCACTGTGTAATTACCGAACGGACTGAATCTTTGAACTGAAGTGTCACCATTTCTTGTTATCACACTGTTTATTGGAGAATAATCAACAAATTGATTTGAGTTACAGGTCAACAAACTGGTGTTAGCAATTGCTGTTAGTGGTGTTGTGCTTGGCGTGAATGTGGTTGTATAAACTGCGGTACCTTTTACAACACGAACATTAGAGATGTAACCTGTAATATAACTAGCCGACCCTCTGTCTTTACCAACAAATAAAGAAGTGCTAACTCCATTAAACGACTGTGAACTAGTTCCAGAACCATTTGATACACCATTTAAATAATGAGTTATAGTTGAACCTGAACGAACTACTGCAATATGATTCCATTGGTTTGCAGGTATTGTGTTAGTAGTAACTATTGCAACACCTCCTTGACCTTCAAATTGAAGTGTATTATTAGTAGCATTAAAATCTAAAAACCATCCTGCACTAATTGCTTGTGATGTGTTTGTATCAGCACAACCAACGATACCACCATAAGAACCATGTGCAGACCAATTTAACCAACATTCTATAGTAAAATCTCCAGGAAAAGCGAATGCAGAATTATATGAAGTTGACAATGAATCTCCAGTGCCATCAAAGTAATTACTCCAATCATCACCATAAGGACTAAAAGTACCTTGTGTGGCATTACCATTTCTTGTGATAATGTTAGTAACACTACTACTGTCCAAGAACATACTGTTATTGTTTGGTTGGTTGTATTGGCATGTTAACAAACTGGTGTTAGCAATTGCAGTTAGTGGTGTGGTTGACGGAGTGAATGTTGTGGTGTATAGTGCAGTCTTTGTCAATCTCCAGTTAGAAATGTATCCGTTAACATATTGGGCACTAGGTGCGTTAAGATATCCAATCCAGTTGTTTGTGCCAGTCATTAGAGTGGCACTACTTAATGTTTGCGTAGATCCTTGTTGTACACCATTTAAAAATACTCTGACACTGGTACCCGATTTAGATACTGCCATATGTTGCCAGGTATTCAATGTCAATGTGCCTAGGCCTGAACCAAGATTAATGCTCCAAGTAGTTCCGTTGGTAGACATTAGTAGAGAAATTGCTCCAGAACTTTCATAACCGAATCGTATAGCGGCATAATAGGATGCATTAGCATCTATTACCGCAACTGGATTACCGTTTGCCACAAATGTTGTAGGATAAACCCACGCTTCAATAGTGAAATCACTACCTGCTGGTTGTAGTGATGCGTTTCCGGATGGTAGTGTTAGGTAATCCCCGTTACCATCAAAGTATGTACTGCCGTATGTACTGTAACTATTGTCGAGTACAAATGGATCAAATGAATTTACTGCTGTGTTACCAGACGTTGTAATAGCAAAATTATTACTTGAAGTGTCAATCAAACGAGCTGATTGCATTCCTAAAAATTGTGTACCGGATATAGCAGTTAATGGTGATGTTGGCGGTGTGAATATTGTTGTGCCGGTAGTCGTACTACTGGTTGAGTAGGCTGATACAATTGACCCTCGCACAACTCGCATATTAGAAATATAACCAATGATGCCGCCGGCTTCGGTCGCTGTCCTCCAAGATGAGCCCCCTGATGGAAAATTATTTCCACCCGATCCTGAATATGCTCTTAGCACGCCATTAACAAATATACGCATCGCCGAACCAGTTCTAGTGATACACAAATGTAACCACTGATTGGTTAATGATGATATACTATAACTTGTTATGGCGCCTGTACCGTTTCCACCAACTACTAATGTTCCACCACTTAAATAAATTTGAAATGATCCACCAACCCCTGTACTACTTTCAAATATTCTAGGATAATCACCACCCATTGTTGAAATATATACCCAACATTCCCATGTAAAATCTTCTGTACCAATGGGCCCAGCATTTCCACCAATTGTATATACATCACTAGTGCCATCAAAGTATGCACTATAATAACCTGTTGTATATGGATTAAAGTAATTTGGTTTCGTGTCACCATTGACTGTTATTGCAAGTGCATTTGTACTTGCATCTGCATTGAACGGTATTGATGGTGTTTCACCATTTAATAGAAGTACATTGTATGGCCAGTAAGTATCACCAGACACACTCACTACCCAATTAAATGTTCTTGTTGCAGTGCGACCTGTTGTGGCTGCTGTTGCTGTGATTAAACTGCCACTATTTCCTGTTACAGTTGGAGTGCCCACGATAGTTGCACCGCTGACACTTAATCCTGTCGGTAAACTATTTGCAGTATATGTAATACTTTTACCTGCAGCACTAGAAGCATCCATATTGAAAGTTGTCATTGCAGAATTTTGTGCCAATGAAGTCACATATTGATCCGCAGGACTATTCCATGTAACAACATCTTGATTAACCACAAAACCAATATTTCTGGTTGCTGTTCTATTTGTTGTGGCTGCTGTTGCCGTCAATTGAGTGTAACTGGTACCTGTAACTGTTGGTGTACCTGAAATTGTATTGCCAGTTAATGTGATACCTGTTGGTAAACTATTCGCAGTATATGCAATATTTTTACCTGCAGCACTAGTTGAAATTAAAGATATCGAACTTATGGCTGAATGTTCATATACTGTAGTTGTCGAGTTGTCTGCTGGACTACTCCATGTAACCGAATCAGGATTTATTGTTATACTAAATGCACGGTCCGTATCTTGATTTTGTCCGTCAGTTGCACGAATGGTAAAACTATATGTTGTTGGGCTGTCTGTGGCCTGTGAAGTTCCAGATATCAATCCGGTTGATGTATTCAAAGAACTTCCTGGTGGTAATGTACCCGATAACAAACTATAGGTAACTGAAACATCAGCTGCAGCGTCCACTACAGATGCTACAGGAGCGGTCTCATAAACTGTTGCAAGACTTCCTGCAGCTGTTGTCCATGCTGGTGTGCCACTATAACTAATGCCAGGAACTGCAATCGCCGTACCACCATCTGTGTTCACAACATAAAGTGTGTATGTTCCCGAAGATTGTGCAGGTGCAGTGAACGTCAAACTTGTAGGACTCACAACACTCACAACACTTGCTGGTGTACCATTAACAATAACAGAGGCACCTGTATTAAATCCAGTTCCAGATATTGAAATCGTTTGATTGCCACCAGTATTTGCGGCAGTATCATCTCCAGGATAAGTAATCGTTGTAATTTTTGGAACAGAAGAAACTCCTGTTGTAGACAGTACTGTACTTACAACATTGGATAAAGCATTTGCTTTTAGGTTTGTTAGATTTGTTGTTGCCATTATAACTCCAATACTTTCCATCCATATGTGCTATTACTGTATACTAAACCAAAACTACTTTGGTCTACGTTAACTATTAAATCGTTTGTATTGCCTTGTATTTTGTGTGAATTTCTATTAATGGTTAAATTATTTGCACTAAATGTTCCGGCCAAATCATTGAGTCTGATAGTGTCTCCTAAAGTTGCACTTACGGGTAAAGTCATTGTTAATGGACCACCCATAGTATTTACAAAGTAACCAGAACTGACAGTCATTGTAGTGTTTGCATTTGCAATATACCATGTGATTGATGAACCAGCACCACCAGCACCAGTCAATGTGGTTACTTCAATATATGATGTGCTCGGTGGATTTGAATCAAAAGTTAATAAGTTCCCAGTTAAACTATATGAAGCTTTAGGTTGCAAGACACCCTGTACAGCAACAAAAGTTATATTAGCACTTGTTGGTGTGG